AGAAAGATACATTCAGAGGCTAGTAGACTGGGGATGGGACGAAGAAAGTCTCAGAAAAGAAATATCGTGAAAAAACTAGTCAATGCGTTCAATAATAAAACTATTATAGCCATAGATCCAGCGACACATTCGCTGGCTTTTTCTGTCTTCGTACACAAAGATGGGTCTAATTATCTAAAAGCGTGTGGCAAGATTAATATGAAAAATTGCACCGTAACAGAGCGATTTATAATTATTAATGCATTTGTGCCACTTGTTATAGATAATTTTGCTCCTAATATTTTGGTAATTGAGCAACCAATATATATACAGAACTTTCAAACTTCACGATTATTGTCTTATGTAGTTGGTCATACTTGGGGGAGATTTACGCAAGAAAATATTGAAGTTATGGATATTGGCCCTATGCAATGGAAAGCGGGTATAGGGTATAAGAAAGTTTCTGCAGAAGAAAAAAGAGTTTGGGCGCTCACCATGAGTCCGACAGAACTAAAGAAGAAAGTAGATTTTGAGCGTAAAAATCGTGTAAGGTTTATCCTGCAAGATAAAATAGATATTGAAAATATTGATGATCATGATATAATAGATGCTATAGGCATAGGATATTGGGCAATAAATGGAGGATATAAAAGTGGAGCCCTATAAAGATATTACAAAGAATGAGAAAGTTGGTGATGGCTATGGAGCCGTATAAAAGATAAAGGATGGTTGTACGAACATTATGTTAAAAAGCGTAGAAATTTAACTGATATATGCCAAATTTTAGAGGCACAATATAATCTAAAAGTCACACCTCAAACAGTATATAACTGGTGTGAAAAATATGATTTATTGAAATTTCGCGGCAAAGGGCGAAAGTTAAAGAAAAGAATGCCTCAAAACGCACAATCCAATATAATCGCAGAACACCAAAAAGCCGCTAGGCAAAGACGCGATCAAATTCGCAAGGGTATGCGCCGTGGGCGCTGATGGCAGGCTGCGAAAAAATATGATAAGATGGCGAAGGCCAAGTCGGCAACGGAGGAAAAAATGAGCAATTCGTTTGTAGATATGCTGAAAGAAAAATCAGAGAACACGGTTCATTACCACTTCCCGTTTAGCAAATTTAGAATGCTAGACATGAAAACGGTAGAAGTTAACGGCAATGTTCATAGCATTACGCCTGGGGGCGTAGAGTCGCTGCTGGATGTTTTAGATATCCCTAAGCCTTACGCAAAGAAGTGCCCAGAGGACTTCTTTCTCCAGACGGTAAACTTCTGGTCATCTGAGCGTAAAGATACTTACTGGAGTCTGCTGGCTGAGAATGACAGTGTGCGGGCTTTTATGAAGCCTGAGTATCCTTACATTCCCACTTATGATATCTGGAGTGAGGTTACTGATGCTCTCGGATCAGGGTTTACTGTTCAGAGCAAGGTAGTCAAGGATGATGTTGTAGAGGTTGTCGCTCTCTCCGATAAATACGATACTACCGTGGTGGATTCAGTTGTCCAGGGCGGAATGAAGTTCGTATTCTCAGATAGTTGGAGTGTGTTCCCTAGTTTTGACACATACCTTTATCGCTTAATATGCAGCAACGGTATGACTTCGCCTGTGCGTGGGAACAAACTGCGTGTAAGCGGTAAGTCAAGGGGAGAGATTATTTCGGTAGCCAAAGACTTTATCTCTAAGTCAGTGCTGCAAATCCCCGATATGATTACTGGTTTACAAATGCTTGCTGATGATGAGGTTACTAATGTACCCTCAACGATTAGGAGAATTTGCCTGGAAAACAGACTGCCCAATAAGATTTATACTATTCTGCTTGAGTGGTCTGATAAGCAAGATTTCCTTGCTACTATTCCTAATCATCGTATCACCACTATGCATGATATAATTAACCTTATTACATATGTGGCCTCTCACCATAGAGATCTTACTGAAGACCATCGGGATCATCTTTTTAATATTGGTGGCTCTGCCGCTCTTCATCATACAACGAGATGCAGTTCATGCGGTAGCAGCGTCTGATATGCCGGAAGGGAAAAGGTATCGGTCTGTTAATTTTCCCCCCAGGCTTAACTATTCTTTGGAAGCTCTGAGAGAGAGTAACGAAGAACATCATGCAATGCTATTGAGAATTATGGAGAGAATGGCTGTAGAGGAGTTAGGGATAGAGCCAGAGGTAGCAAAAAACCATGATAACTACAGTGCCTACATTATCTCAACTGGTTTGATTAAACCTTACTTTGAGGAAGAAGAAGAGTACTGGTATATCTATTTTAAGATGTGGTCATTCTTTCAAAAGAAATATGTAGATGCTGAGCAACTAGAAGAGTTTGAAATTTATTTTCTAGAATACTTTTTTTCAAGGATGTTTGATGTCAATTAGCAAATTTACAACTACAGACAAACTGGAATATAAAGGAGTATTATTTGAGCATAATGATAGAGTGTATATTAAAGGACAGCACGGCAAATTCTTCTTTCGCTCTTACGAGAAAAATGATGTTACTGGTGCTGACTGGGTGAATGTTTTTGAGGACAATCACTGCCTCAGGAGTTTTCATCTAGATAAAATCATCGTCAGTAAGAGCAAAAGAGGCGCTAGATTTGCTGTAGTATGTACGGAGCATCCCAAGTATTTAGCAAAGAGGAGGCCAAGAACCGATTGTGCTCGCTGTTGGGCGGGCTATGAAGCCGGTAAAAAATCATGAGTGAAGATTTAGTCGAACCCTCAAGCCCAGAGATGCCAGAAACACTACAGCGTTTGTCGCGCATTCATGAAGCGGGAACGCTAAGGCTAAAGGGTTATAGCATTTCAGACATTGGCGAGATAATGGAGTTAGGGGCTACTGCTGTTCGTTCTCTCATAAGAGAGTTCGATCAGATGGTAGAATTCCAAATTAATAGTGACCCTTATTTTCTTGAAAAAATTCAGCAGCATACGCTTCGCAGTTTGATGCAGTTAGACGAAATCTCCAAGGAGACATGGGAGACTATTAACGTAGCAACTGATAACGGAATGGTGTCAACCAGACTGCAGGGGCTCAAACTAGCATTAGAGTTAACTAGCAAGCGAGCGCAACTACTTCAACTTACCGGACAACAGAGGGCTGATACTGAATATATTGCCAAGATGCAAAAGGTAGAATCTGTTAATCAGATGCTGTCCAATATTCTTCGCGATGTCATTTCTGAATGCCCTAGATGTAGAGAACAAGCCAGAGCAAAACTGGCAGAAGCGTTCCAACTTATGAACGAAGTAGAGCATGAAGATGCTGAGGTAGTTAGCGATGACTGAGCTGTGGGGGATAAATACAAACCTAGATGATTTTGAGAGACTGCTGCGGAAAGAGGATCTTCAGGAAGAGCCTGTCTCCGTGGAAAGATTTGTGATCGACAAACATTATCTAGGGCTTCCCCCACTTTCCGAGATTCAGTTAGAGATTGTTCGCCATAACACTCAGGTGCTGAAACCCCATACCCTTGTGCAATTGATGGGTGAAGAAAAAGGGATGGAGTACTATCACAAGTACACTGTCAACGAGGTAATTGCGCAACTTGGTAAGGGTTCTGGCAAGGATCACGTTTCTCGTATTTCGATGGCATACGTTGTTTACTTGATGCATTGCTTACGTGACCCGCTAGACTATTACAACAAGGCCGGCAACATTCACATTGCTTTGATTAACCTGGCTGTCAACGCCAAGCAGGCGCAGCAGGTTTTCTTTGAGCCGTTTAAAAACCTGCTGCTAAACTCTCCGTATTTTAATGAGCATCCATTCGACCCCAGAGTGCAGGAGCTTTATTTCTTTGAAAGGCCGGTGAGATGTTTCTCGGGTCACTCTGAGTCAGAAGGTTGGGAGGGTTACGATGTGATGATGTGTGTTCTAGACGAGATTTCTGCCTTCAAGACCGACTCGGAATTACAGGACTCCATTAGACAAAGAGGATCTGCATCTCAGATTTACAACATGGCAAAGGCTTCGGTCATTTCGCGTTTCCCCGATGTGGGTAAAGTAGTTCTTCTGTCGTTCCCAAGATTCAAGGGCGACTTCATTCAGGAAAGATATAACGAATATATAGAAAAAGATTTGCCAAAAACTTGGGGGCTGAAGGCTGCTACCTGGGAAGTAAACCCCACCATCTCTAGAGAGGATCTAGAGCCTGAATTTATTCGTAACCCTATTGAGGCCGCTAGTCGTTTTGCTTGCGAACCCCCCGAAATGGAAGACGCTTATTTCCGTGACGTTGATGCTGTAAGAAGAGCGTTCAGTTATGGTGAAAGCCCTATCGATGAGAACGGGCAATGGAAGCCATGGTTTAACGGCACAGATAATTTTACAAGGTTTATTCATGTGGACTTGGGGCTAAAGCGCGACGCTGCCGCTCTGTCTATGGTACACATTTCCGGCATGAAGGAAGTGAAGACTTCTGCGGGAATTGAAACTCTACCCGTCGTCTACGTAGATTTAGTGTACCGGTGGGCTGCGCCGTTTCGTGGAGAAATTGACTTCGCCGCGATTAGAAGCCTGATAGTTGAATTAGCGCGCAAATTTGATGTCGCAGGTGTCACTTTCGACATGTGGCAAAGTGTAGATATGATTCAGTCTTTGAAGTTGCAAGGTATTAATGCAGACTGGCATACTGTAAGAAAAACTGATTATGATACTTTAGGTACCACTATTTATGATGGTAGACTGCGTGGTTATTGGGATGAACATCTGGTTAACCAAGAGTTGCTGAAGTTACGACTGATCACCAACACAAAAGTTGATCACCCTACGCAGGGAAGTAAAGATGCTGCTGACGCTGTGGCTGGAGCTACTTTTCGTTGTCTGCAAAATGCCAGCGTTGGCCACGAACTAGAGATTGAAATTTGGCGTGGCGGATTGGAACTTGAAGATGATGACGAAATTCATGAAAAAATTGTTCCAAAAAGCCCAGACTATGTGCCAGTAAAAGAAGCAGAGCCAGCAGGCATTCGCGACTGGCTGATAGAGATGCTGTAGTTCGCCCTGGCCGCTAGAATACGTTGCTAGTAGCGCGGCCTTATTATTCGCATAGCAGTCTCGCCCCCACGATGGTAGCATGGGGGCTACCGCAAACCACGGAGGATGACAAAATGATGGAATGGCGTGAGAATGCGCTATGTAAAAACATGCCAACTGAGATTTTCTTTGATGCTTGGTATGATCTCATGAGGGAAGAAAAAGATGAGATCATTCAGATGTGCGGAGTTTGTCCGGTTGCTGAGCAGTGTTACGCATATGCGGTAACCACTAAGTCGCACGGTGTGTGGGCTGGCAAAGATTTCCGTGATGGTAAGCCATTTAGCCCTTATTCTTCCAAGCGCAAGACTGCTGGAACCCGCAAACAAAAAGAAATGGCCTGATAAAATTGAATGATGGCAACAAATAAACGCGTCAGTATAAAGAAAAAGAGTACGCAAAAAGAAGAGCTACCTGCTGTTGATGATAAAAGAAATGTTAATGATGGAAGTCAAAACGAATTATTGGAAATTACTGACGATTTGCTTGAAGAAATAGATAAGGTGCTAGAGCCTATGGGGGTCCAGTTGGTAAAGGACTTCGTGCAGGCTGGTGGGCAATGATGCTGGTCAGAAGTTCTGCTGCCCTGGGCTTGCACTTGGGCGTAGGTAGTAGTAATGTAGGTGTTGCCCCCGGCAAAGGGTCGGGGGTCACAAAACAGAGAATAGGATATAGCATGGACGTTAAG